TGCTCGGCAAATTGAAAGACGTTAGGCGTTTTAAATCTGTTGGTGGCAAAATCGAATACCAGTTCTCTGAGCCTTCGCTGGCCGTATTGAACGTAGTGAAGTAACCCGCCGATTCTAACCGGCGGAATTCGCGCGCATCCCCGGCTACTGACGGGCTTTACGTTAAAGTCACTTGGCGTAAGTGAGCCATTTGGATTAGTGGCCGATATTTCAAAAGCGCCCGAACCTGTGCCAACCAGCAAGGTTTGTAACCCCTTGGCCCAGACAATAGGATCGATATCGTCATCGCTGATAGTTCGTTGTATGGCATCGCTATCGCCCGAGCCTTTAGCGAAATTCTCAAAGTCGTTAGTGACGCTGCCGTTAATCGTTAATCCCTGAAAGATGAACAAACGATTATCGGTAAACGTCGCGCAACTGGGATAGCCTTTGGCGGGCGACCATGCGGGCACTTCAAGCGTCCATGCACGGGTAGGCGCGGGATTGGTAACATCGATATCCCTTAGCGTTGCCTTGATAGTCGTCAGAGCGATGGTGTCACTTGTCACTGCCGTTATTTGAACTAGACCGCCGAATATCGACACGTACTTGTTTACGTCCTGGGGATAAAATGTTGAGATAACCGCCGTTAGGTTAGTGACATCGCCTATCTCTTTTTTACCGTCGTCCACATCTAACGTAGCTTGCGGGGATAGTCTCAAGCGCCAATTGGTATCTGGAATTGGCGCGGTACTTAGGAACGCATCGAGTATGTTAGCGGTTACAACATTGCCACTTAGGACATTCGTAATAATGGCTTGGCTTGCGCCGCTTACGATAAGGCGCCCAAGACTTGATGCTAAAAATGGCGAGCCTGCCGACGCTGTAAAGTTAACGCCCGTGCCAGTGGTCAGGCTGGGCGTAAGCGTGCCACCGCCTAGATCCGCTCCCGTCTGTTCTTCCTCGACTGTCGGCGGGGGATTAAACGCAACCGGCACAAAGACAAATGTCGTAGGCGTTATCCGCTGTAACTTGTGCGGCGGGTAGTTTCGGTGAAAGAAATACTTTACGTCGATTGACTGAGCGTCGGCGTTAATGTCCAACAAGTCCGTGTCGGCATAGGGAGTAATAACTTCAAATGGCGTTGCGCCAGAACTGAATATCGGCAACCCGTCACGAAAAAACCGCATGTATTGATAGCCTAATTCCTCCGTATAGGACGCATCGTTACTGGAGCGAAACCCCATAATGTGCTTACCGGGATGGCCGGGAACGACCTTGCACATCGCGACGAATACGGAACCTTCGCGGCGGCGCACGCCGCCTACTGTTAGAGGTATCCAGTTCTCGCATTTAGCTAACCCGGACTGGCGCTTATTTTGTTCAAAACGAGCTTCAAACCTTGGCGAAATTTCCCCTCCGTTTAAGCTGTAAAAAACAATCGGTAACGCTGTTGCCATTTATCTCCAGCCCGTATCCCGAAATCTGACATTGACCAAATCAGCGTCACGCATTGACTCGATTCCGCCCTCTGCTTCGTCAATGCCCGTAGCCAGTTCAATCTTCTTCATGTACTTAACTATCTGCGCATCGGCCAATTTCACATCGCGCGCAATGGCCGTTGCGAACTCAACGGAAAGTCTCGTCGCGCACGCATCGACTAAAGTGGGCGACCACCTGTTCACATCGAGCATGTCAACCGTGTAAACGACAAAAGCACTAGGACCATGATTAGTAAAAAGTATGGGCTTATGTTCAGCGTCAAGCTCTCTAGAGAATTTAGCATTGCGACCAAAATAAACTTGCCCGACGAATCGCCTAACCGTCAGACAATCGGGCGGAACGCGATACGCATATCGCCATTCGCCAAAGCTGCCATTGTCCATCGAGTTCGTGCCGATACGCGCAAACTCGGCACGTTTACGCGCGCAGTTCCAATCCGCCTCGCTTAGTACCGCCCTCTTAATACGATCCAATTGCAACAGTACAGTCTGTACGTCCGCGCTATTCTGCGTGTCATCGAGACTCGTTATCGGCTTACTTCCGATCTCGTTAAGGGCTAGGTTTGACAGAGTTAGATCATCCATAGATTACCTGCGCCTGCGCCTTAACCATGGCATAAGATTGCCGCCAGTTGGGGGAACTACGCCGGTTCCGTCGGTGATTACCGAGTCTGAATACTGCGCGAGATTGTCGCTTGCACGAGCAAGATAAGCGAAACGGCCATCTAAACTATCAGCATAGGCTGCTAAATTATCCGCTGTGGGACTTACTAGGATACTGATAATATCCGCCAATGAGTCGCTATAAGAGCCAAGGACATCAGTATTGGGATTGGCTAGATACGCTTCAAATCCGGCTAAGGCATCGGCATAGGTTCCTAGATTATCGGACAAGGCTACATCTATAGCTGCTTGCCCGGTAATGACTTTGCCTGCCGAATCAGCCCAAGCATTTAAGTTGTCCGCTGTGGGGTTTACCAGGTACGCTTGGAGAGCGACCAGCGAATCGCTATAACTGCCCAGTGCATCGGTTGCCGGGTTGGCCAGATAGTTTAGTTGTGCCGCAAGCACATCGGCATAGGAACCTAACCCGTCCGCAGTTAGTTTAATCAGAATGCCAAGAATATTAACGATACTGTCCGCATATCCACCCAAGTCGTCAGTTGTGGGCGTAATCAAAAGACCTAATATTCTATTGACCGAATCGGCGTAACTCCCTAGCGCATCTGTTGTTGGGTTGAGTAACAACCCGATAATATTAGCCAGTGAATCGGCATAGGTTCCAAGACTATCCGCAGACGGCGCAACTAAATACGCCTCTAGGGCGGAAAGCGCATCAGCGTAACTTCCAAGAGCGTCGGTAAAGGAAGCCGTGATAGGCGTTGTGCCAATGGTTAGAGTGATGCCAACCGAATCCGCCCAGGCATTCAAATTATCCGCAGTCGGATTTGCAAGGTAGTCTTGGAACGCGGCTAACGCATCGGCTTGACTTAGAGCGTCGGGCCCAACATTGGCCAGGTAGGCAAGCAAGACTTTTGATTGAGTGTCTTGCCAGCCAAGACGGCGCAACTGGGCAACCAGTGAATCGGCGTAGGAACCTAGAGCGTCGGTAAAACTTGCGGTAAGGGGAGTAGTATTGACTCCACGTGTCACGCCTAGCGAATCGGCGTAACTACCCAGAGCATCAGTTGTTGGGTTTGCATTAAGAACAAAAAACGCGCCTAGCGAATCGGCATAACTGCCCAGCGCGTCCGATACGGACGGCACAAGCGGCTGCGGTAGTCGAATAATCGCCGGGGTTTGAGAGTACGTGCCGGTAAAATCCGTGCCGCTGTTTGTAACCCTTAGCCCAATAACATCGCCGGGAACCGTATCGGCGCTTCGTATCTGGATGCTATACTCAACCTCGAAATTCCCGCTCGCCGGTACGTCTAGGGAAGCGCCGCCAGCCGCACCATCAACCTCATCGTAGCCGGTAAGCCCGATGAAAGTTCCAGTGCCGCCCGTTAACTGTTGGGTGATATTTGCCGCGTCGGTTACGTTAGGAGATGCGCTGGAGCGAACAACCGTGGACGATGCGCTGACGTTAGTAGAAGCACCGCCGTTAAGGGTGTATTCGAGTTGGGCTACTAAATTATTAGAAGCGGTTGAACCGCTATTCTGCATCAAAAAGCGGACACGGAAATTGGTGTCAACCGCCTGCGCGACGTTGACGTTTTGATTACCTTTCCACGTCGCAGTGGTTTCATTCCCGTCATCGTTACGTAGACGGAATCCTGCTTGTCCAATTGTTACGGCCATGAGTTTTTAATGAGCGTATTGAACTTTAGTAATCGCCCCCTTGGGTTTCTTGCGCCATGCTCGTGCAACGAGCAGATAACTCGGTGTGTCGGTAATGACGTGCTTGAAACCTTTCTCGCGTAATGCCGCTTCTAGGGTTTTGGGCGTCCAGCCGTTCATGTGGAAATCTTCGGGATACTGCTGCTGTGCATAGAACACATCCAATGCCGACACCTCGCGCTTGGGAACCATCGTGCCAACGTCACCGGCTAGAATTTTCTTTGCCGCCCATTCCAGATTAGGGACCGCAATTCTCAGTTCACCATTCGGACTGAGAACTCTGGCCCACTCATCTAGCGTTTCGGAAACGTCCTTACGCGGCACATGTTCAAGTCCTTGGGATGAATGAACGATGTCAAATTCACCCGTCGCAAACGGCATCTTTCTAAAGTCACAGCGATAGTCCACGCCTAGTCCATCGCGGATGTCGCAAGTAATGACTTTGCCCTCGTCGGTTTTCATCCGGCCCGATTCACCCGGGGCAATGTCCAAAATCTTCTTGGTGCCTACGGGGATCTGTAAATGCCTTGCCGGTTTGGAATCGGGCGGTAACTCGTAATATTTGCCCGTGCGCACGTCGATGTGCGGCATGACTAATCCGCCGTGCGCCATGATCTTCCATTTCTTTTGCTCGACAACCTTGCGCGCAAAATAGAGATCCTCAGTCCAGACTTCACCGTATGGAACGTTGTCAAGGTAGGGCGATAAATCACTCACCGTTTTGAACCAAGGTTTTTCAAGCGTCTTAAAGACTTCAGTGCGAATGAGCGTGCAACCCATGCCGGTTGCCTTACACTCAAATACCTCGCCCACTTTCCAATCCCAATAAGGCCCACCGCCAGGTCCGTTGAATACGAGCGGTTCAGGCCGTTCGGATTTTAGGCAATAGATGCCGGCAATTACCCCAACCTTGGGCCAGTTCTCCATGACGTACATCAGCTCGCGTAGCGCATGTGGCGGAACCAGAACATCCTCATCCCAAAAGAACAGATATTTTGCGTTATAATTTAACGCCTGTTCGGCAAAGTAATTGCGCGCCTCGTCTATCGGTTTGCCCCTTGTCTCAAACATGATCGAGTTAACATTCATGGGCGGCGTGCAGTTCTTAAACGCCATGGGCAACTCGGGCGGTAACGGTCGCCCGCTCCATGGAACGCCCATCGCTAGAACCGACATAAAAGGATACCCAAACGCCTGCTGCTGCTGCTCAGCCATTGGATGCTTCTTTCTGCCTGCCACAACGATTTTTATTGCCCTTCAAGGATTCGGCTATCTTGGCACGTGTTTCTAGACTAACCTTATGACCCATCTTCCCGTTGCTAACTTTCTGTCGGAACATTGGGTGACGTGCGATAGTTTCCAAATTGTTTTGTAAAGCCGCCGCCACT